TGAATTCGTTTCCGCATTCTGGGCATGCCGTTTCATAATCACGCGTAGCAACAGTGTCAGTTTCACAAATTTGGATAGATGAAACGTTATCGACCAGTTCGTCACGTATATCAAAAACGTGTCCGCAATGTGGGCATTGCGTATCGAGGGAGAAACTCCACTCAGCGGTAGTATCAGCCATCTCAATCATCCCTCCCTGGACCACCAGCTTTAAACGCAATCGTTAAAAACAAAATCCCGACTATGAATAATGCAATCATCATCTCACTCACCCCTCTTAACCCAGCACAGCCCAACGACAGCGATAACAAGCACTGCGTAAATGATTGATGGAGTCACTGTTCGCCCTCCACGGTGCCGCCAGCATTTATAATTTTCACGCCGCACTCAAGGCGGCAGGTGTTATAAATCATCGCCAGCTCTTCATTAGTAAATTCGCCGTCAACATAATCATCAGCCGTTTTGCGGGGAGGCAGCTTCACGGATAACTGACGGACCTCCGCGGGCTTCGCTTCACTGATGCCTTTTCGCCGCTGCTCTACGCACTTATTAAAGCCATCGCTGTTCCCTGCATCGCAGTAGTTCCAGCCGGTTTTCATGCCGTCGATGTAGTTGCGGTCGCATGCCACTTCCAGCTCTGCGATGCGATTTTTGGCAGCCTGCAATTCATCAAACCACTGTTCTGAACTGTCTCGCATCTCTAGTGCCTGCTCTCTCCATGTGACAGGCCATAGCGGTCCGCAGCCGTTAGGGCATGGTTCTGTTTTGCTGTCGCCTGCCGTGATTGTTCCGGCAGCCATGTTTATGCTGTTTTTTGTTAGAACAAATTCACATTTGGCGCATCGCATAATGCCAGGGGCGATGACAGATGATTCCAGTTCTGCTATTCGCTCCTCATATCGAGCACCAATCAATACGGCCTTGTGATACGCCTCAAGCCATTTTGATGATTGAGCCTGCGCCTGTTCCAGCGCCGCTATCAGTGCAGCGACATGCAGCGGTGTAACAGCGTCAAAATAAGCCTGCCATTCCGGCGACAGACCCTCTGGTTTCATTAATGGCGCCCGGCGAACGGCTTCTTTTATCGCGTAGAGTGAGTTAGTCATTACGGGTCTCCGGTTCAATCTGGGCAGCCTCGGCTTTCTTGCGGAGCTCATAAAACCACTGGTGCAACTCCATCAGTTCGGCATCTATTGGTGCATATTCGCGGTCGAAGTACGCTTGAGCGTCTTTCTCGTCCTCGCTCGGCAGCTCATCCGGACCAAATAGTGTGTTAAAAATCCACTCCATTCCGTTTTTAGCGTCGCCGGTGGCTCGCCATTCAATAATTGCAGCCTGCATCACCAGGATGTTTTTACCGAACATCAGGTCAAGCTCTTTGAAGCGTTTACGGATGTACTCGTTGTCGCTTACCAGTTCTGCGTTACGCTCAGCAAGCTGATTCATCGTTAAGCCTTCTGTGTTATTGCTCATCACTGACTCCTTCTGGTTCAACCTTTAGCCTCAGAACGACAGGGCCATCCCGAAAATCACCGTCAACGATGCCGTCAAGCTCTGAAATTTCCTGCTTTGTTAGGTTGTGCATTTTTGCAATGCAGTAGTCGCCTTTCAGCACGCCAACACCAGTTGCTCGGCATGAAGTTGCTCCGTAACTGTAGCCATGACTATCTAACCAGTTCTGGCATGCATACCACGCTTTGAAATCGCCTTTGTCGCTAAATGTCAGTTTGAACATTTGCCTGACTCCTTGCGCAGCTCGGCGATTGCTTCATCAAGCTTGCCTTTAATGACTTCGAGGCCTTCCACGTTTGTCGATGAGATAACAAACACCGATTCAACCTCCTGAGTGTTTTTTCCCTTAGTCCACTCGTAATTTGTTCCGGCGCCGCCGAGTTTTTCACGAACAGGGGCAAAGTTGATACCAGCGGAGCCGTCTTCGAACGTGACGCTACCGACCATTAAATCGCCATGACCGAAGTGGGCGTGAATGCTTCCATGCTGGAAACTGAATCCTGATTTATTCGCGTACTGAGCTAGCGCCTCGTCGCGTATCTCTGCAAGCGCGGCGTCGGTGGCTGTGAAAGGATTTTCCGCATTAACATCCCGGGAAACGTACATATTGATTTCAGAAACGTAATCCAACGGCACGCCAGCAAACATGCCGTCTTCGCCTTCTGAGTAATATTCAACGTGGTTATCGCTGATATCCGACAGCAAACGCAGCATCTGCTCACCTTCTGCCGCAAGCGCATCACACTTGAGTGATGCAACCGCTGCGTCGGAAAAGTACCCTTTGCATTTTGCTTCCGACATGCAAAGTTCGCGTTCCAGCGCGTCACGCTCTTTCAGCAACTCTTTGAACTTGATAGCAACAGACGCCGGGCCATCTTCGCCACAGGCTTCCATCATCGTGGATTCCCAGACCCTCACTGCGGCAACAGATGCAACATGCTTCTTTGTACTTTCGCGCAACGCCGCGGTTGTTACGTCAAGCCGGTCCGCCGAACGGCTTAACATCTTCGCGATATCGATGAATGCAGTCTCAACGGTCATCGCGTCGCGGAACTCGCGTGTGGCTTTGATAATTTCGCTATTGCTCTGGTTGTCCTGGTTGTTCATGGTCGTGCACTCCCAAAAATCCGATGAATGTGATAGCCCTGCCAGTTCTGGCGGCAAATCTGCGCCATTGACTGTTGTTCCGGCTGAGGTTTGGCCGGTTTCGGCGGTGCCACTTTTGCCTGCCAGCGCTGTACAAGGCGATACTGTGGATGGTGTGGGCTGCCGATATTCGTGATAACGCCGAGACGCAGCAGGCGGCCGATAATGTTGTGGGTGTGCTTGTTGTCCCAGCCCATTTCTTTCCGGATGCGGCGAGCCGTGGCAACCCTGTCCTGCTTCAGGAACTCAATTACAGCTAGCTGTGCTTTGCTTCTCATCAGCGACGCCCTCTCAGTCCATGCTTCGCGCGCAATTCTGCGATTTTTGCCAGCCCCTGCTGCTGAGTGACGGGTTTACCGCCAAGCTTCGGGAGCATCACTTTCGGCTCAGGGATGCGTTCGCCACGGAAGATTTTTGCCGCCATCAGCGCCAGTTCGCCCGCCGCTTTACGGCGCAGTTCGCCATCACTCCAGTTGTTCGCCCGCATGCCGGAATACAGCGCCGTAACCATCCAATAGTGCGCATGCTGTTCCCAGGGATAAGCTTCGGGACTGTCGTAATACCCACGGCGTTTGCAGTAGTCGTAAAACATGGTCACCAGTTCTTCGCACGACGGCAGACCAGCCTGCTTCTGCGCGCCGAGACGGCACCACGAAACGAACTGCCCAGGCGACGGCCAGAACGGTGATTCGCTCGAGCGCGCGTACTGCATGCCGGCGGAAAGCTGGTCTCTTGTGCGGATGCCACCCTCAGCGAACGCGGCGATCCACTGCTTCTTCGCGGTGTCCTCGTCGGCCTCAGTACGCAGGTTCGTATTGCCCGCCGCAGGGAAGATTTGTTTAAGCTGGCGAAACAGAGAATCAACTAGGCGCTCGGCTTCGGAGTTCACCACTTTGGCTGGCTCGTGGTACGGGCCGGACATGCGCGACAGTGCGCTGCCGTCACGATTTGCTACTGCGCGATAGATATCGTTGTTCACAGAAAGTCCTCCCAGGATTCAGGGCTGTTCCAGTGCGGGCCGACAGGCTGCTCGTCGCGATGCGGACGATTTTTCTGGCTCTGCTGCAGTGCCAGCGTGTCCCATTTTGCGCGAAGCTTTGCCGGGGAAAGGATGTTGCTGTGCCAGAACTGATCGCGGCTGGCCCAGAGGAACAGCTCGCAAATCTCACGATGGGTGCGTTTGTCGATTTCGCGCATCAGGCGAATGTCGTTTGCCCAAGCCGTCATGTTTGTCTGGCTGATGGATGGTTTGATGGTATTCACCAGGGCGGCGATCCATTCGGCTGCCTGCAGGTCAGCAGCACTTCCCCACTTTGCAAAATTGGGGGTATAAACCACCGCGTCGGGATGGGCAGATAAAAATTTTTCCAGACGGTCGTCAGAGGATTCGTCAGAATTCTCGGACGATGTTTTTATACTGTTCTTGTTCTTGTATTGGGTGTCTACCGTTTCCGGGAACCTTTTTCCCGTTTCTGGGAACCTTTTTCCCGATTTCGGGAGCTTTGTTCCCGTTTCCGGGAGGCTTTCGTTATCCTTTGTTTTAACTGCTTTTTTGTTGGTTTCTGGTTTTTCAATTATCCACCCAGAAAGCTCGGTATTAACGCCCACCAGTTTCAGAATACCCTGCTTATGGCTGAAGATGATCCCCCTCGCAGCTAACGACTTAATCGCATCCGCAACATGGGTATCACTGAGGCCGGTAAGCTCTGCGATAACAGTATTCGTTACTCGGTCGCTTTTTTTGTTCCATCCGTAGGTAAGCCAGATAATTGCTTCCAGACACTGCCACTCGCGGCCTGCCATTCTCAGGCGTGGCTTGAGTTTCTGTATCTCGTTAGCAATTTTGGTATACCCGTTGGCCAGGTCGGCCATAAGACCCCCTGCTTCGGTTTTAATGGGGAAATTGATTACTTCAGCAGTGTTTGACATACTGACACCTGTGAATTGACCAAATCATTCGCACCTGAAAGCCGCTGGTGTTCGCGCACCGCGTCTTTCGCCCAATCAGAACAGGCCCGGCTGGGCGTTCCGCTTAACTTTCTTCTCAAACTTGTCTGAAGGCATCTGCTGCTTCTCCGCCCACAGCTTTGCGTGTCGCAATACATCATCGAAAATCTTCCCCTTTCTGCTTGCCTGGCTCATTCGCCGGTACATGTCGCTGGCCTGGTGTGCCCCCCCTGAGCCACCGCCTCCGTAAACCCCTGCTTAATCAGCTCGGCCTTAACGTGCATCTCGACGAATTCGATATGATTCATGGCGGCCTCGCTCAGATAGTCCCCAACATCGTTGTAACCATCGCCATGAGCGGCGCGGTTAGATCAGGGTCAACACGAAATAATTCCACTATCCCTTCGCTGAGTTCTTTAAGCTTCTGGTGATGCGGAGCGTTCATTGCCACGGCCACTTTTGCTTCGCTGGTTTCCTTCTCCAGCCGGGCAAGGCGTGACATAAAGCTGTCCTCTGGCACCAGGCGGACCCGGAACTCCAGTGGCAGAACATCAAGGATGACCGGCGTTAATTCCCGCACGTATCGCTGATATCGGGGTGAATCACCATCCAGCCAGCGGAAAAGCTTTTGTTTCTGTCCTGCGATATCAGCAGGGAATCGCAACTCCGCACCGCCTCTTTCCTGCCATGCCTGCACGATGATTGCCGCGACACATTCCTGACCACCCTCAGCAGATGCCCAGGCACGAACGGCGTTGCGGATATTCGTATGCGACAAAACGGTACTCGATTTAGCTGCTGATTTTTGATTATGGAAAATCAGATTTACCTGCCGCTGATTGCTATGATTTTGAAAAGCTAAGGTTTGCACGGTTATGCCTCCTGTTGCCGTGGCAGTCCATCTGTTGGGTTTGGATAGAGATCGGGGCGCAGTTCGTGTGGTGTCACCTGCCAATCAAGTGCGCGACTGGCATTAATCACTTCATTGCTAGCAACGCCGTTACGGAACCATGCCGAGACCGTTTGTGAATTTTTACCTACACGTCGCGCTAGTTCAGATTGGCTGCCGCAGACGGCAATGATTTTTTTTTGAATAAGTTCGTTCATGTCACCTCCCAAATTTGTTTTCACATAATTGACAATTAAATTATCAATGTCAATAAAAATAACTACTCACAACTGAAAAGAAAGTTTGTATGCTCACATGTCAAATAGAGTTGGAAAGCGCGATGATTTTTGAACAACGTTTACAACAGGCACTGGAAGAGACTGGGATTTCGCAGTCGGAGCTGGGACGACGTGTGGGCGTAAACTCGCAGTCAGTTAGCGGATGGTGCAAAGGAATACTGCCGAGAAAGGATAAGCTGGAGTTGCTTCCAGAGGCTCTGGGCCGCCCACTGCATTGGTTCTTCATGCTTCCGGAAGAAGAAGATCGCATTAAGGCCACAACACAAAGCAAGACTGTACTTAATGAACAACAAGAAAAGTTACTTAAGGTCTTCGACCAACTCCCCAGCGAAGAGCAGGATCGCTTTATAAAGCTAGCTGCAACCAGGCTTGAAGAACTGGATAACTTTATGGCCGAATATTTAGCCAGAAGGAAGATAGAACCTTCCAGACCAGAGTAAAAAGTAACTTTTCTCCATCCAACCGCCTAATCAGGCGGTTTTTTTTCGCCTCGAAAAACGCATGCCTGATAGCCAAACCACATCATGATAATTAAATTATCAATTTAACGTTGACGACTGATAATTTTATTTGTACTGTTATCCCATCAAAACGCAGTAGCGAACCACCCAGGCAGGACGCCCACGAAGTAGCGGCCCGACGCATACGAAGATCGGGATGAGGTGGAGAGATTAACGCGCAGCAGGTTCAACGTTCCGCCAGCCTGGCGATAAGGGCACAGACAAGAGGCAAAAATGGCAAAGAAAAAATTTACAGTCGTGATTAGCGGCGACTCTGGATACAGCACTTACCGTGTAAAAGCACATGACTGGAAGGAAGCGGATTCCATCGCTGATGGAATGCATCGCAGATTAAACCCGGATGAAAATCCATCGGAAATGGGCACCGCCGCCGTTATTAAGGGCTGGCCAGAAGTCTGGTAAGGGGATTGAGATGATTAACCATCAGCAGTTACGCGAAGCCCAGCGCATGGCAGCCGCAGCAGTACTGACCGGCAACGCTCAGAAGTGGGAAGAGGCCAAACAGCTCTACCGCAAAGCAACCGGGAGGATTCTGCATTGAACACCCTGTTCGCTTTAGTTCTTACGGTCGGCATGACCAACGGTGATTTTCAGGATGTGGTGCTCGGCGTTTACGACAGCCAGGCACAGTGTGAGCAGGCTGCTATCGAGCAGAACGTTAACGGAGAGTGTTATCCGGTTGACGGGATTGTTCGGAGTGATGAGCAGCCGGCAATGACGGCGAATTTTTAGAGTCAGCCTCAAGCCCGCTGCAGAGGGCTTGGTGATGGCAATACCGCCATCCCTAACCAACAGGAGACGAAGACCTGTTCTGGTTAGGTTGGAGAAATGTTCTTTGCCCGCTTAGCGGCGGGCTCTTTTTCCGGAGGTTCATATGTCAGCGAATGAACTGGCATTGCGCTACAGCTCTGCACCAGCAGAACAACTGATTGGCGTCCTGCCTGTGCTTGAGGTTAAAGAAGCGCTGCGCGGCGAGGTTGAAGACGATGTGATGGCTGAAGTCTGGCAGGAGCACGAATTCGAACTGGAAGCGGCTGAGGAGCGGGTTAATGAAGCTCAGCAGGACGCCGAAGAGCATGAGGATGCAGCCAACGCCTTTGCAACGGCTATAAAGCTGGCATTAACGCTCGATGCCGAAGAGGCAAAGCAAATTCTTACTGATGTTATTGAGGACAATCCGGGATACGGACGAGAGCCTGAATAACGCAAAAACCCGCCGAGGCGGGTTCTACGTCCAGCGGACCGACCAAAGCACGCTGGAAATCTGAAAAACCAAAGACACCACCCAGTGGGCGCTACCAATGGCCCGGGTATCTTACAACCAATTTTCAGGAGTGGCTATGAAAGTTAAAACCTCACATCCACGAATACCTCGCACCAGAGTTGCCGATGTCGCCTGGCATCATCTGCTGCTGGTTCAGGCTCGTGAATCACGCCATCTCGGCTGGCGCCGGGAAGCGGCCGCAGCTCTTAATTCAGCGGCACTTGCTCGTAGCTGCCTTGCTATCGCATCTCAGAGAGGTGCAGCGTGAGCGCCTTAGAGCAATGGTCTGACGAGGCTTTTGTCAGGCTGATGAGCGATGTGCTGGAAGAAGCGACTGCTGGGTGTGCTGAGCCAGTGAACCTGTCAGCTGAGCGTCAGAACCCGGTGGTCAGTTGGGATGAATTTGCAGGGGATTTTCAATGAGCGACAAAAAAGTTTATGCGGCCATCAGCGCAGTGGCACGCGATATGGCTGAAACCGGCATCAGTAAAGACAGCGAAAACAAGGCGCAGAAATTTAAGTTTCGGGGGATCGACGCGGTTTATAACGCCCTCGCCCCTGCCCTGGTTCGTCATGGCCTGCTGATCCTGCCACGCATGACCGAACGCACGGTCGCAGAGCGGAAATCTTCATCAGGTGGCGCGCTGTTTTACGTGACGGTAAAGGCTGAGTTTGACTTTGTTGGCACCGAAGATGGCAGCGTTCACACCGTCTCAACCTATGGCGAGGCGATGGACAGCGGTGATAAGGCAACCAACAAAGCTATGTCGATCGCATACAAATATGCAGCGTTCCAGGCGTTCTGCATCCCGACAGAAGAAACGGCCATTGATGCGGATGCCGAAGTTCATCATGTAGCGGTGCGCTCTCCTGATGAAATCCTTGCCGACTTCACAGCTCAGGCGGCGAAATGCAAGACCCTGGATGAGCTCAAAGGCATTTATACGCCAGCGTGGAATGCTCTTGGCAGCGCGCCGGAGCATCAACAAAAATGCGTCGCGGTTTACAAAACTCGCGGCACTGAACTTAAGCAGGTGGCGTAAATGGGAAGCAAAGGAGTTAACAAGGTGATCCTCGTGGGTCACCTCGGACAGGACCCGGAAGTGCGTTATCTGCCAAACGGCGGTGCAGTGGCAAATGTCACCCTCGCTACATCCGAGTCATGGCGAGATAAACAAACCGGCGAAACCAAAGAAAAAACTGAATGGCACCGCGTTGTGCTGTTCGGAAAGCTGGCGGAAGTGGCTGGTGAATATCTCCGGAAGGGTTCACAGGTTTATATAGAAGGCGCATTGCAGACGCGCAAATGGACCGACCAGGCCGGCGTTGAAAAATACACCACCGAAGTCGTGGTTAACGTGGGCGGCACTATGCAGATGCTGGGCGGCAGACAAACAGTACAAGAGTCTGCACAGCAGCCAAAGAAATCCGGTCAGCAGCAGTCCCGGCAGCCACAGAAAAAGCTGGAAGAGCCGCCGATGGACTTTGACGACGACATTCCTTTCTGACGGAGGTAGCAATGTTAAACGGTAAATTACCCATTGCACCACAGATAGCTGCACTGATGGCCGGTGCGCCAACTGACCCGGACGAGAAGATCCGTATGCGCATCCGGAAGGAGTTGCGCGCGATGGTTAACTGGGCGGCGCTGTTCGGGGTGGATATCCCCTCTGCAGAGGAAACAGAGAAAGCACAACTTCAGGCCTGCCCCTATATCAAGCCTCATCGCTTTTACAATGCTTCAGAGTCCAGTGGAGTTGCTGACCCGTATCAAAACGACG